GAGATGACAAGCATTCCGGTATTGATGGTTGCACAAATGAGCAAGGAAGGCAAGCAAACATCATTTGAAAATGTTGACAGGTCAAGTGTCAGGGGAGCTGGTGAAAAAAGCGACAAGTCAAACCTGGTGGTATTGTTACGACGTGATCGAATTGAGAATGGATATTCAAATATTGTTGATGTTCTGGTGGATAAAAACACTATGGGATCAACGGGTGTATTCAAACAGATTATGCAACCTGAATATTTTCGGGTTGGCGATTTAGAGAGAGGAGCATAAAATGACATGGTACGAAGCACGAACCAAAGCCGAATTGGAATACAAGCAGGCTGTACGGGAATGGAAGCAGGACGACACCCAACGCAACCGCGACCGGGTGAAGATAAAGCAGGCGTTATTAGAAGGGCTACAGAGGAATTATCGGAGGACAGGATGACCGAACCACTACCAACCTATGACGTATTTAACCCTGACGATTACATCAACCTGTTATTACAGCGGATAGACACCATGTGTGACATGATCGACCAACTGCGACAAGAGCGGACGATGCTACTGTTGCAACGTGACGAGATGCTGAAAAAGATTGGAGAGAATGATGATACGCTATAACGACAAATACAATGCTGATTACAAATTCAAGCGTGAGATGTATCGCGACAAGACAACGCTAGTCGGCGAAATGGCAGGCTACGACGAGCAGGACATGAACGAGGCTATCGAGGCAACCTACCAGAAACTTGAGCCACATGACAGGGTAATAATCGACGGGATGCTGAACATGCTGCAAAACTACGCGGACGAACGAGGGCGGCGCGGATTTGGCGATATGTCGCGCAAGGAACTGCTAGTGAAACTAGGCTTGTGGCTGGCAGAACGAAAAAAGGAAGTGAAGTGATGGAAAAATATTATTTAACTGATTGTATGGATTGTCATCGAACATTTACTTCCCAACAAGAAGGCGTTAGATTGTGTCCTTATTGTGAAACAAGAAATATTACAACTGACACAGTTAGGATGACTGAAAACAAGGCATTGAAAGGATTTGATGAAATGTTACAGCCGATATATTTAGAGGATGAATCTGTAAGACTATTACGAGAAGATAACTTAAAATATCAACAAGAAATCGTACAATTAGAATATAAGTCGAAAAAGCTACTAAAAAAATATAAGTATTGGAAAACACAAGCTAAGACATTACGGAAAGGTATGCAACAAATTAAATTTGATAACTATATTGAAGACCATATAGCCAAAGAATACGCAACAAAATTTCTTGACGAATATTATCTGAATGAATTAAAGGCGGTGAAGAATTGAAACAACAGCAATCACCCGTCAATGTTGTATTTGTTATGGACGGAAAATCGGAGCGTCCGAGAATACGCGTCGAAATCGGCACGTGGTTTGACTGCGAAATTATGCCGCCTGAGATATTCTTTAAGCTGTGTAGCGAGTGGTGGAGCAATCGCGAAATTGCATCTTGAAATTGTGCCGGGAAAGTTGTATAGTGATAAGTGAGGTGATGAGATGAAAACAGCCGAACAAATGATGTGCGAGTGGATGCAATCACAGCTTAAGGATAACCAGACGTTTACCATCAACAGCGAGCAATACCTGGAGATATACAACTGGTACCAGGAAGTCGAATTAGCTTCGCATAATAAGTGTTGGCATATTGGGGGCGCATTTACAGGCGAAGATGCACCGGACAAGATTATAGAATGGACAGGAAACGATGACAGAATTGATATGCCTGATTTGTACAATGATGTAACTTGGCGACCTGGTACAGATTTGCCTTTTGCAAAATGGACGGGAAATGAGGAAACAATGCGATATGCAAAACGTGTGGACGGCAATCACCACGAGATAATTCAAGGATTGCGCGATTGTGGCTACAAAGTCAAAGATACGTCAAAATATGGCGACGGGTTCCCGGATTGTATCGTAGCAGGCGGCGGACGTGTTGTCATGCTGGAAATCAAGCAGGGCAGCGCGAAATTGACGGACGCGGAGAAGGACTTCCACGAAGCGTTTTACGGTTTAGGGCTTCACGTTGTCAGGACGCTTGAGGATGCAATCAAGATTATGGAGCGTGAACGGATATGAAAATCTACAAAGTGTTAGTTGATGAATTGCCGATAGCGTGTGGTAGCCGTACTGGTAAGCACGATCCAAAGCCTTGTGATTTTTTTATGGTTGCTAATCCGTTGTGGTGTTTTGTTACGGATAAAAGTATCGAAGAAAATAACAATCCTTATGAATCACGCCCCTCATGGTGTCCGTTGCAAGCTGTCCCTATGTGGGAAGCGTCATATTCTGAAAGTGGGATTATAAAGCCATGAAAAAGCGTAAACCAGACGAATTCCCCACTATGTTTTTAATAATTACGATTATTATCACATGGTTAACGTTGCTTTGGGCGATGTGGTACAGGTTGCGCGTGATTGAATTAGTTTGCAGGAGAGGATAATGAAAATATATTGTTATCCAGATAGAAAAATTGTAAGACCATCATTTAATATTGATTTAAAAAGCTTCTATAAAAGCATATGGTTTTTTTGGTGGTTGATTACTTGGAGCTTTGAATTTGGACGCATTGAGCATTTTAGTATTGGTTTTTATTTGCGAGGTGAATAATGCCAGAATCAATCGGTGAGCTCGTGTTATGTGCTGAGGGGCAACGCCTGTATGACGAATATAATATGATGTTCGACAACGAAAATAATTCAGAGGATGACATGCTGGACGCGTGGGACGCGTATTATAATCACCGGATGGAATGTTCGGATTGTGGGTATAGATGACATGGGTAATCGCTTCGTTGAGGACAGACTGGAGAAGGCTAATATATCGTTCTCCGAGATGTGGGGCAGCGAACACGAGGGGCGATTCTGGAAACGCAAGTTATCCAAAGCAAGGCGACGGGCGGCAAGGCGATTGTGCAAGTACGGTGAGGATAACTTGCGCAAAGTCGAACGAGGACTAGAGGGGATTGAAAGAATGTGTAACTGGAAGAATTGGTAATCTTAACAATTCCGGCAATTACAGATTATCTATTGACAACATAGAATAAATGTGCTAATGTTATTTTGAGTAAAAGCAATTTATAGTGTTGGAGAAAATAATGATATTAACCTATAAGGTTAAGCACAACACAGATTTATCAACAGAACTGTCAAAAGCACGACAAGTTGCTGATTTTGCTATTAATAACAGGGATAAATTATCTAGTAAATGGGTAAAACATTTTGGGCTTAAATCTGCTATTTCTAATCAAATATTGAGAAAATATGGAAAAAATAAAAAATGTAAATCTGTACAATCAGTTAAGTTAATAATTCCTAATCAATGTATAAAAATAATAGATAAACGAATTAGAGTAATTCCACTAAATATAAATCTAAAATTAGATAAGGAATTTGAAAAAGTTAATTTAATCGAAATGGATGAAAAATATGCTTACATTTCTGTAACCATTAAAGAACAAGAAACATTTAAACCAATTAACCATATTGGCGTTGATTTAAATGCAACAAGTCATTGTGCGGTAGTAGCCATCAAGGAAACAGGCAAGGTATTTAAACTTGGTAAGTCAGCTCAACACCAACATAATAAATATAAATTTATTAGACGCGATCTACAGAAAAAAGGTAAATATAAAAAAGTTAAACAAATTAAAAATCGTGAAAACAGAATAATTACAGATATAAATCACAAGATATCTAGATTTATAGTTAATCAAGCTGTTTCAAATAAGGCTAGTATAAATCTAGAAAATTTAAACAATGTTAGAAAAAATAAAAACCATAAAAAATCCTTTAATCATACCCTCCACACTTGGAGCTTTTATCAACTAAAACAATTTATAAAATATAAGGCAACTCTTGCGGGTGTGACATTATCCTTAATTGATCCAGCTTATACGAGCAAATGTTGCTCTATTTGTGGGACTATTGGAGATAGAAAAGGTAAATATTTTAAGTGCTCACATTGTGGTCACGTAGAACATGCTGATGTAAATGCGGCTTTTAATATAGCGTTTCCATCTCAAAGTATTGTTCAATTGCAAGCAGAAAGAGATGCTTGTAAGGGGAACTCTGATATCCCCCAAGGCGCTCCGTTAATAAGCCAAACGACACTAAAAATCCAACAATTGAAAAACAGTGGATATGTCAGCCTCCGGAGGTAAATATGTTATCGGTATTTTTAGGTTTAAATTCAAATTTTGTTTTTGAATGGAAAGGATAAATATAATGTCAGTCTTAGGAATTTTAGCAATAATTTTCTTGTTGTCGTTTCTTGTCGAAGCGATGGTTGAATATATCTTTGGCAAGCTGTTTGATCACGTGCCAGTGTTGGTGCCTTATAAATGGCTGTTGCAGTATGTGGCTTTGGGCTTTGGCGTTTTGGGCGCGTTTATATATAAGTTTGACGTTATCAGTCTGTTGTCAATCTGGTTGGAAACGCCGATAGAAATACACCCGTTCGGGATTACCATCACAGGACTTGCCATTGGTAGGGGTAGTAATTTTATCCACGACCTGATTAAGAAATTCTTCCAACAAGATCCACTGGTGACGAACAACACTGTATATAACACAGTCACAAAATAAGGGGGCGTCATGGATGCAATCATCATAGCAGTCATAGGACTGGTTGGCGTGTTGGCAGGAAGCCTTATAACAAATCTATTCTTGAGAAACAAAGTCAATGCGGAAGCTGATAAAACATCCAGCGACGCATGGCAGGGGTTTGCAAACAAAATGGAATCACGAGTAGAAAAACTTGAGACGTTGGTAGACAAGCAGGAAAAAAAAATAACCCGATACGGAAACCGGATTATTTATTTAACCAAGGGGATTGAGATTCTGGTCAATCAGATTTTGCAGGACGGGAAAGACCCTTGCTGGATGCCTAACGACTGGCACCCGGACGCGGAGGACTGATGACAGAAATGACCGTTTATCAAGGGGAATATAAAGTCTACGAATGTACCGCAACCGAGGACAGCGCGGCTTTAGTCCTGACAGGTGCGGCTATTTATTTCGCAGCGTACAAGTCCAATCCACCAGCAACATACACGGATGATTCCAATGCCATTATCGCCAAGAGTACGGTTAGCGGTATCACCATCACGGACGGGGCAGCTGGTGAATTTGAGATTGAATTCGAGAAGGCTGATACTCAATACCTGGAGACGAACCGGAAGTATCTATACAGCATCGAAGCCGTTCTATCAGGCTACACAGACCCCGTAGTATTGGACGTTGGCACGATTGAGATTCTACCAAGCTATGTGAGGGCGGTATGATATGGCGATTACGACCACGATTAGCGATAAAGCAGGGGAGAGGAGTGTAACGATGAATAGTGCGCAGAAGTTGTTGGTGTTGTTGGGAACAAAAGCATATCATTATTATTTACGCGATTTGTTTTCCGGCACAATCGCAGCAGGTTCGGTAAATGGTACTTATGCAACAGATGGAATGCATATAAGGTCAATAGTTGATACTGAAAATAAAATTTCCATTGGTTCAGACAGTATTATTTTTGCAGGCGGAAAAGCATCAGCTGCATTAGGCGATCCAATGTTAAGTTATACACAACCATTTAACCGTATTCCAGGATTAACGCTGGATATTGAATTTATGGCAACCATTACAAATCAAGGGACGTTTGGATTACATAGTTCACAGGATGCTAGTTGGAATATAACAGAGGGGTTTAGAATATTAAGTGGTAAATTTTACGATGCTGTATCAACAACGGATTTGGCAACAACTCATTATAGTAATGGACACAAATTGGCAAGAGTTGTATTAAAGGCAGTTGGTTATAATTTATACACAAGTGACGATGGTGGATTAAGTTGGTTGTTAGAACATGAAAACACTACATCAACAACAAACCCACTCTATTTAGTTTTTCAAAGTTATAATTTTACAGGTTCATTTAGAAAACTATCACTTTTCACAGGAATAAAACCGCTACCAAATTATATTTATGATGATTTTGATAGAGCAGATACAATAGCAAATGCAGGATCAGAATTTGAACTTGGATCATTAGGACAAACAGATCAAGGCATAAAATGGACAGCATCAGGCGCGGCTTTACCGTTTATTTCCAGCGAATCAATGGTAATAAATGCCGAAGGCGGGGCTGGATATGGAATATTAGCATTTCCAACAAATATAAATCCTAAAACCCTGACAGGAAAAATAGAATGGAATACAACATCTGGCGTGGGTGATGAAGGATTAGGTGTGTTGATTTCTGGTACAGCCTTATTAACCGATATGGTTCATTGCATATTTTATCTTGATCATTATGTGGTAACAATTTGGGATAACGCGGATTTGGGTACTCATATTCAGCTAGGCGAAAATATTTTTGCCGCATGTGCTGTTGATACCGAATATACAATAGGAATGCGGGTTGATGGAAATACTGTTTATATTACCTGTCCAGACGGTCAAATATTTTCGCATACAAACGCAGCAGTAAGCACGCATTGGGGTAGAAATGTATGTTTTGAATTAGTACATAACATAGGTTATAACGAACAGCCAAAATTTAATAATGTTAGAGTTGATTGGTAATAAAGGAGCACACACATGGCAAACGAGTTCACACACGCAGACGCGGTAGGGGAGCGGGATGGATAAGGCTGTGAAGTTTGAAGCGGAATTGCGACAAGTCAAGTCGATGGCGGATCGGTCATATAACCTGATACTAAACATACCTGAGTATGAAATAGACCAGGCGCGAGAATTGATGGGAATGTTGTTGGATCACGTTGCGGTGGCGATAGTGAAAGTAGCAAAGAGCGATGATAAAGAATACGGCGGTAGGTTGAAATGAGTAAATATAAAGACGAAACAAAAGCAGCGGTTATGGCGGCCTTATTAACAGGTCAGTCTGTTTCGTCTATTGCTAGAGAATATGACATACCAAAGGGGACTGTTTCAAACTGGAAAAGAAATACAGGAGGTACGATAAAACGTACCCAAAAAACAGAACACATTGGAGAGTTGCTAATAAGATATTTACAGTCTAATTTAGAAGCATTATCAGCACAAGCCGAACAATTTAAAGACAAGGAATGGTTGAGAAAACAGACGGCTTCCGATGCTGCTGTATTACATGGCGTTATGACTGATAAGGCAATCAGACTATTAGAAGCATTATCGAAAACGAGTGAAAATGTTACCAGCGATACAAACACCATCGATTAATACCGGATCATTTAACTTCGGGAATAAAAACCTGATACCACCATCACGGTTTAAATCATGGCGTGATTGCTTGCAGTCTCTATTTCCTGATTATGTTGATAAACCATTTGGAAAGCGTCACATAGATTTTTGGGAGTGGATTGAATCAATTGATACAAAAAAGAAACCGCGTCCATTTATAGCGTTATGGCCTAGAGGTGGAGCTAAGTCAACCAGTGCTGAAATGGCGTGTGTTCGGATTGGTAATAAGAGAGTAAGGAAATATATCTGGTATGTTTCCAGTACACAGGACAAAGCAGATAAGCACGTCGAAACAATCGGGGCAATGCTTGAGAGTAGTAACGTCGAAAGATATGACCAGTCATTATCAAGCAGAAAACTTGGTAAGTATGGACACTCTAAAGGTTGGAGACGCTCCCGGTTGAGAACTGATAGCGGTTTAACTATTGATGCACTTGGATTAGATACTGGTACTCGTGGAGCAAAGATAGAGAATCAGCGTCCTGACTTTATTATATTTGATGACGTTGACGAAAAATTTGACACACCAAAAACGACACAGAAAAAGATTGAAACAATAACAACTTCCATTCTTCCAGCCGGATCTTCAAATTGTGCAATTTTGTTTATTCAAAACTTGATACATGAAAATAGTATTGCCTCTCAATTAGCAGATGGTAGAGCTGAATTTCTTATGGATAGAATTGTAAGCGGTTCATTTCCTGCTGTTGATGGATTGGTGTATGAGCAACAATTCAACGAATTACTTAACCGCAATCTTTATAAGATAACCAGTGGACTTGCAACATGGGAAGGGCAATCAATCGAAATATGTCAGTCGCAGATCAATGAATGGGGATTGACCGCGTTTCTCCAGGAAGCACAACATCAAGTAACATTGACAGGTGGTATTTGGGATCATGTTGAATTTAGACACTGTACATTTGATGAATTGCCAGACTTTGTGAGGGGTTGTGTATGGTGTGATCCAGCCGTTACATCAACCGATGAAAGTTGTGCAAATGGTATAATTGCAGATGGATTAGCAAGGGACGGAACAATTTATAGATTGTTTTCTTGGGAAGCCGTTGATAGTCCAATGAATATATTAAAGCGTTCTATCAAAAAAGCAATAGAACTTGGTTTTAGTTATGTTGGAGTTGAAACTAATCAAGGTGGTGATCTTTGGTTTGAATCATTTAACAGTGCATTAAAAGTAGTCAAGGAAGAATTGAAAAACGCATATACAGAAGAAGAATATAAAACAATATTGTGGCCATCCGTAAAACAAGCAAAGGCTGGCACTGGTACAGGTGGAAAAGTAGAGCGTAATCAAAGAATGTTAGTGTCTTATGAAAAAGGAAATATTGTGCATGTTATCGGAACACATGAAGTTTTAGAACGATCATTGAAACGATTTCCAAACGAACCATTAGATTTAGCAGATGCGGCTTTTTGGGGTTGGAATGATCTAACCCGTGGTAATGTGACAATAATACAAGATCCATTCTCGGGATGGTGAGGTGCTTATGGCAAATTTTATTATGAACGGAATTAACAACTTATTCAACATGATCGCAATGGGGATTGCTGATAACATCTCCCAACGTATCAACTCAAGCGCGCCTGAGATCAATGACGCTGTAAACTATCGACGCGGAGAACAACCAAAGCCGCTCAAGGTGAAATCAGGACAGCATGACGACAACGTGACAATCAACCTATCCGGTATTGTGGTCGATAAGACCGTTAGCGCAATGTTGGGCGACAAGGTCAAGTTTGATCTTCCTGGTGACGAAAACAGCCCGGAGCAGGATTACATCAATAATGTTATGGCAGCCAACCGGAGCGAAATATTCTTGTATAACGCCTGTGTCGCGGCTGCAGATGGTGGTACCGGGTTTATAAAGCTTATGCCCGACATGATAGAGTACAAGGGGAAAATGTACCCGCGTCTGGACGTTATCAATCCGGCGTATGTGACCATGACAACCATGCCCCATGATGCTACGATGGTATGGCAATATGTGATCCAATACAATTTCATCGACGTGAGCGGGAAAGAAGCAATCCGGCGCGAAGTCACAGAGCATGACGCGGAGCGCAATAATTGGGTTGTCACCACCTACGAATATTCAGAAGCGACCGGCTGGAAGTTTGAACCTATTGACGAACCTGTTATCTGGGAATGGGACTTCCCTCCGATTGTACACTGGCAAAACCTACCGAACCCGTACGGGGCAGAGGGCGAACCCGACCTAACAAAGGACGTAAGGATTGTACAGGATAAGTTTAACGAGGTCGCATCGAATAACGCGAAGATCATCCGTATCTACACACACCCCATGAGATATGGTAAGGGGTTCGGAGGCGATAACGCAAGGAAAATTGAAGTTGGCCCGAATGACTTACCATTGTTAGGTGATACTGGCGAAATCGTACAACTTCCTGCTTTGGGTGACCTTCCCGGATCGTTGGCTTATCAGCAATTCTTGAAGCGCGAGCTATTCAACATCACCAGAACGGTTGACATTGAGAGCGTACAGGACAAGATCGGGGCATTGACTAACTTTGGGTTGAAAGTGTTGTATCAGGACATGTTGGCGAAGATCAAAACAAAGCGGCAGCTATTCGGTGACGCTTTACTCGAACTGGTACATAGATTGCTTGCACTCAACGGAATGCCAGCGGACGAACCCGGGGTAATCATTTGGGACGAAGTGCTCCCAGTGAACAAGAAAGAAGAAATCGAAGCCTTGAAAATGGAAATCGAACTTGGTACAGTCAGCGTGGAAACAGCGGCTACAGAACTTGGACGCGTGTATAAGACCGCTGACAATAACGGGGAGTTTGACAAGATTCAGCAAGAAAAACGATTGGAACAAACGAACAGGGCTAATCTTGGTTCGTTCTTATTAGACAATTTTGAAGCGAGGTAATTATGGCTAAAAAAATACAGTTTGGCGGTGAGTTATTACGGGCAATGGAATTAGAGAACGGCGGGCTATCATTAGTCACCGGATCT